GCGTCACGTTCGCTTGCTGTGACATGAGTTTCCTCAAGGAAAAGAAGTATAGGGACTAATAAGCCTTGCTACTTCTGTCGGCGACGGATAGCCTGCGCGAGCAACGCAACAGCGTTAGCTACATGCTGGCCGGAAAACGGGTTTTTGAAACGGGGCAACCCAGCCCATGGAGACGAGCCGTATACGGAACGGGTCATACTAAACCCTTCTGAGTTATACGTGGCACCTGAGTGCGCAACTCGGATATCACCGGAAACCAACCCGGTGCTATGCCAAGTACTCGTTGCTGTCAAACGGGACATTTTTGACGCAGTTCCAGAAAGGAAATCCCAACCAAAATCGGCATCTAGCGTATTAAGCCAGTTTCCGACGGGAAGGACCCAATCCAGAACGAACGACAATCGTGTCTTCTCCCACGCAATCGACAAAGGGTTGGTTAGACCCAAGGAAGAGAACGTGGCCAATACCGGATTCCTCAAACGGTAATAGAGAACGACCTTGCAGTTGTGCTTTCGCACATCCACAACGTCGAACCCATAAAGACCGCTGAGGTTCATGATTTTCCGCCAAGCAAACTTATCACCGTAACCAGAAGTGCCAACCACATGAACATTATAACGGTTGGCATCCTGATCGCGGTGGGAAAGGGCCTGGCATGAATCATTAATATCCGATAATAGAGGCTTCCAACCGTATTGCAATTCAAGGAAGCGGTTAGGGATGACCCGTAGCTTCTTGAACTCACGTGAGTTGCTAATACCACGATACTTTTTCCAGTCACCTGGTCGAGTACGGCGGCGGGAAGCAAGGACTTGTCTCCAATCTTTAGGAAATTTGTCCTTGAAATCACGTATTTGCTTAGCGATTGTTTTTACATTCGACGAAAATAAATCCGCCGTCTGTTTTCGCTCAGCAAACGCAACACCTAGATTCGGCCGCTGATTCTTCAGCTTCAAGAGAGCTTTACTTACTGCTACGCCCTGCAACCATGCAGGAAAAGCAGGCATGATGCTCCCAGCCAACGTCCAGAGATACCCGTCTACATAGATGAGATGAACACCTTGGCTACACCCCGACGAGGGGTCTGCCTGAGTGCGCGTCACAGTGCAGTGCGGGTACGGATTGTCTACCATAAGGCTATGATTCCAGGCACCAGGTGATCGCCAACCAGAGTTACGATTTCTGGGATGGTTAACACTGACGGGCCTGACTTCCTGACGACGAACATGAAACAAGCTCGTAAACAGCTCATTGGTATAACCGCCACAAGAATTGTGACGGTAGTAACCGGTGCTGATATCCGAGCCCACGTTCACGTTTATCGCAGGAGTAGTCATAAGTATGCCTAAG